GTTGCATACGATCCGTACAACTCTCAGAGCACAGCAGAAAGGTTGGAAACAGAAGGTCTTGAGCCAGCATCGATGACGCAGTCATGCAGGTATCAAAACGAACCAATTCAAGAACTGCGTGCATGCATTGCAGATGGCCGGTTTCTGCATGATGGCAACCCCTGCCTGAAGTGGATGATCGGCAATGCAGTGCTTGTCCATGATCGTCAGGACAGAGTCATGTTCGACAAAAAAGCCTCGGCTGAGAAGATCGACGGAGTTGTTGCGATGACAATGGCATTGAGTCGCGCGATGCACGCAGCATCAAAATCAAGTGGTTACTTCACATATTAGGATGCAAAAATGTTTATCAGCAAAGTAGGCGAGATGTTTGCCCAGGCAACGTCGAACCTCAAAAACCCTTCGGACTGGCTTGTTCAGATGCTGGGAGGTGGTGAATCCTCCAGTGGTATCCCAATCACCATGCGTAGTGTCTTGGGCATCCCAGAGGTGTTCAACGCGGTCAGCAAGATCAGCGGTCATTTGGCTCAGATGCCAATCATCTGCAAAGAGATGAAAGATGGAAGGGAGATGCCTTTCCCAAGTGACTTTGGTGCAAAGGCAATACGGCATCCCAATGAGTTTTTTACTAAATTTACGTTGTTAGAAAAAGTAATGCTTGATGCGTTGCTGTACGGAAACGGTCGAGCTTTCATTGAGCGTAATAGTCTCGGCCAACCAATCGGATTGCTTCCAATTCAAGCTGAAGACACAACAACAGTAGTTGCTGACGGCGAACGATGGCATCTGGTCAGCATCAATGATGGAACTGCTGTTGGCACATTGAAAACTGAAGCAGGGAACGACCGGACGATGTACCGTCTTCCAGACCGTGATGTGCTTGTCATCATGGGTCTTTCACGAAATGGATGGTGGGGAGAAAGCCTGCTCGACATCATGCGTGATCAGTTCGGCCTTGCGATTGCTGGTGCTGAAGCGTCTGGATCGACATTCAGAAACGCTGGACGACCGGGGTTGCTTCTCGAAGCTCCGCGAGGTGCTTTCAGGACTGCCAAGGAAGCTCAAGACTTCTTGGATCAGTTCAACGAAGCTCATGAGGGACTCGATAATACTGGCAAGACTGGAATGATCAGAGAAGGGATGAAGGCACAAGTCTTGCCTCATGACAGCAACAGCACGGGGTACGTTTCTCAGCGTCAGTTCGGACGCGAAAGTCAAGCTATCATCTTCTTGCTTGAGTCAGTCCTCGGAGACAACTCAGGTGGTTCTTACAAGTCAGTAACAGAGCGTCAATCAGCATACCTGACAAACTGCCTTGGTCGATGGATTGCAAAGATTGAGAACGAATGTGAACTCAAGCTACTCAGCAAGAGGCAAAGGGCATCGGGGTCGTTTAGTTACTGCATGGATGCAAGAAACATCTACGCAAACAACCTTGAATTCCTCGCAAGCTATACATCAACCTTGCGTCAGCAGGGAGTCATCTCTGGAAACGAAGTGCGTGCGATTCATGGTATGAATCCCGTCGAAGGACTTGACGAAGACTATTACGCTGGTAGCGGAAACATTCCACAAGACAACGACCTTGCAAAAGGCAACGAACAACCAGAAACCCAAACTGAGGAAGAGCAAGATGAAGTTTGAAACGAACCCAACAGCCGGAACCATCACCATGCGTGGTGGCATTGGAGATTTTGAAAATCATATATCAGCAGACGACTTCCTGAGTGCTCTCTCAGAGCATGCGGGGGAAGATGTGACTATCTTGCTAGACAGCGAAGGTGGTAGCGTTACAGACGGCCTGTCGATCTACAACGCAATCATGCAGTACAGTGGAAGCGTTACAGTCCACATCGATGCAATCTGTGCAAGTATTGCAACAGTGATTGCATGTGCTGCTGATAAAGTGGTGATGAACTCAAATGCAAAGTTCATGATCCATCGTGCATGGACAGTTGCGATGGGTAACAGCGTTGAGTTTCGCAGTATGGCTGAAATCCTAGAACTGATGGATGCTGATATTGCGTCTGCATACGGAGACAAGACAGACCTCCCTGAAGACGAACTGCTTGCAATGATGGAAGCAGAGACTTGGATGAGTGCAGAAAAAGCACTTGAGCTAGGTTTCGTTGACGAGATCAATGAAATTAGCAGAAAGATGAAAGAGCAGGAAAAGAAAGCTGAGGTCATCAGTCCGTTCTACGCTGCGGTTGCAGAGGCATCAGCACGCAGGATAAGAATGAGACTAAAGTCTGATTCTTGACAAAAGTGGCAAAATAGAGTAAATAGGCAAAATGTGGACGGGGGTTTTACCGTCCGTTCAAATTTTTGATTAGAAGGACTCAGAAATGAATCTGCAAGATATCCAGAGTCGGCTTGCTGATATTTCGGTTGATGTGGAAGCATTGATTGAAATCGCAGGCGACAAACCCAACTCAGAGCATCAAGAACAGATCCTAGCACTCAACCAAGAGGCTAGGGAACTTGAGGCAAAACATGACGAAGCAAAAAAATTCGAGAAAGCAAAAGCTGAAATCGTTGCACGGCGAAAGTTAGCAGCGGAGAAAGCGGATGCTCCTGCGGCTGGTGTTCAGCCGAGCGTTTCGGAAGAACTCTCCAAGGAAGACAAAAAAATGGCGATTCCAGCCAAAGCAAAATACGCAAAGTCACGGCATTTCAACAATAACGAAGATGCTTATGAGTCTGCAATGTTTCTTGCTGCAATTGGTGGCAACAAAAAAGCTCAAAGCTTTATGGCAGCACAGTCGCTGACAAACGCTGAGGGCGGTTTTTCTGTGCCGCAACCATTGAGTGACCAACTCATTAACCTCGTAGAAGAGTACGGATGTGCTCGCGAGCATTGCCGCAGAGTTGTCATGGGTGCTACGACTTGGCAAGTTCCGAAAATTGCTGGCCACAGTGTTATTTACTACCCAGCAGAAGCAGCCGCGATTACTGAGTCTGACCTGACTTTCAGTCAAGTAACTTTGACTGCAAAGAAGATGGCCGGGTTGGTAAAGATGTCATCTGAGATTGCAGAAGACAGCATTTTGTCAATGCTCGATACCGTGGTCGATGATCTGGCTTGGGGATTCAGTAAGGCGGAAGACGACAATCTCTTCACTGGTGGTTCCATCTACACAGGTGGTATCCAAGGTGATGCAAATGTTGCAGACACCAATGTTGCATCGGTTGGAGCACTTGCTCTTACTGACCTCACTGCAATGGTTGTTGCAAGTGGCCAAGAGCGTGGTCTGAATCCTAAATTCTACATCAACCCAACTTTGTGGAATGGTCAGATTCGCGACCTGCTCAACGCTGCTGGCGGAAACGCAAGTGCAGACGTTGCTTCGGGTGTTCAGCGAAGTCTCTTTGGTTACCCAGTAGAGCTTTGCAACGCTGTACCGGGTGCTTCGTCATCGACCTCCGGTGACTTGCTTGCAGTCTTTGGTGACCTCAGTGTTAGCCACTACTTCGGTGATCGTCGTCAGTTGAGCTTCAAAGTGCTTGACCAGCTATTCGCGGTCAACGACCAAGTGGGTGTTGTCTGCACAAGCCGCATTGATATTGCTGCTGCTGCACCTGAAGTTCTTTCCAAGATCACTATTACTTGATCATGAAAGTTAAAATCTTAAAGCCCTGCCTTGGTCATCAAGTCGGGGCTTTGGTGGTCATTAGCAACATTGGTGTTGCGAAGACTTTAATATCATTTGGCAATTGTGTGGAAGTCAAAGATGACGACAAACTGGACTCTGATACGAACGTCAGCACCAAGCGTGCTGCCGGTAAGTCTAAGCGAAGTAAAGTCTCATCTAAGACTAAGCTCAAGTGATACAACTCATGATGCTAATCTCACGCTGCTAATTGAGGCAGCGGTGGAGCGTCTTGAGCAAGACCTAGACCGTCAGGTTATCACAGCAAGCTTTCGCGTTACTCGGTTTAACTGGGGCAGCGATACTGCTGAGGTCAAACTCCACAAAAAAGCAGTTTCATCAGTCACTTCCGTCGAATACGTTGACGTTGATGGCAATGATGTAACTCTCGCAACTGACAAATACATTTTCGATAAAGGAAGATGCAGTATCTTTCCGGCTGCCGGTACGACTTGGCCCGAAGTCTATGCAGACGACCCAAACGGCGTTGCAATTGACTTCTGTGCAGGTTATGGGTCAGAGGCCAGTTGCGTACCAAGTCTATTCAAAACAGCAATCATGCTTGGTGTAGGCAAGTGGTTCTTTGATCCTGCTCAAGAAGGATCTGCATTGCACAGTCAAGAAGTTGCTTACGAGCGAATTGTTGCTCTTCTCGCGAGGTCGTCCTATCCATGAGTATCAGAAAGAGGATTGGATTCAGGCGGCATTCAGCAACATTTTATCGACATGATGGATCGGTTGATTCCTATGGTCAGCCAACATACGCCGATGATAGCTCGTGGACTGTTGTCTCGTCTGGGTGGCCTTGTGAGTTAGTCACAACGGTCGGAGGCGAGGTTTTGCGAGGGAGGATGGTGACTGAGAAAACCACTCACGTTGCCTTTGGTGAGTTCTTTGGAATCGGAAGCATCACAGTAAAAGATCGATGTGTTATTGATGGTGTGAAATACGGGATCACAAACACATCTGATCCCGATGGTATCAGCATGGAGATCCGCGTGGAACTCAGAGGTGAAAACAACTAATGAGTTATGCAAAACGTGCCGTTGACGAAGCAGAAAGGATTGTCAAACAGAACCCTGGACGCAAAGGGAAGAAAGGCGTTGTTGCAAACATTTTGTCTAACGACAAAGAAATACGAAAAATGATTGACCACATGCCAAAAGAGATTCATCGCAGGGTGATGACTGCTGCCGTCAAAGCAGCGGCGGAGATCGTGGAGACAGAAGCATCAGTCCAGATTGCAATTGTTGGAAGACGCAATATTCCTTACACGGGCAAACTTGGAAACTCACGCAAGACAGGCACGCGAGAATCTTGGTCCAAAACGACTGCTAGATCTAGAA